CCAAATAAAAAGAGAGGAGCTTTTACACTCCTCTCTTGTACTGATGTTACACAGCCTCAATCCACATTAGGGTTGTTAGCTCACCAGTTTGAATATCAACCACAGGGTTGGTACTCATTTGGAATCCCGGCATTTCATCACCTGCATTTAATTTCTTTTGCAGAGCCAAGATTGTTGGGTGTGTTGCTTTCATCACCTGATTAGTTTCAGGGTCAATAAGACTTAATACACCAAATACTACACTACCTTGCATCCGTGTGCCCACGTTCATCCCAGCAAGTGTAGTTTGCTTGCTTGTGATAGCCTTGTCAGTAGCAATGATTGTTGCTGTGCCAGTGGCTTGGTTAATCCTTAATTTTCTGAAGAAAACACTCATAATATTGTATTTTATTAAATTTTAGGTACCACAGACGCGGGGGTACCCTCACCGCAAAAATTAGCTGGGGAGCAGTTTGGTAGTAGGCACCAACATTCTAATACACATAACATTTAAAAAACACACTATTTTTTTTGGGGACAAAAAATTTTTTTGAGTTCCCATAATTAATTTGTTTAAAATTATCCTACCTTTACAAAAGGATTTTGTATATTAATGATATAAGTACAACTTAAATAAATTAACAAATGAATAGTACATTACAGGATATAATGGGAATGATTGCCAAGCGTAAAGTCAAAGTCCCAACAGATAAAGACTACATAGTGGCTGCGGCATACACTGATACTCAAGAGGTGCTGAAGCCTCAACCAAAAATGGAGGCTAGCTTAATTAATATTGGTGCATTAAAAAAATATATTTTAAATAGTGTAGCTAATACCTATGTTGGTGGTTGGGCAAGATATGATGATACTCAGTATACTCAGGCAGCACCATTAGTTGTTGTACATAATGCTGCAGCTGTAGTATTACCAAACAATGCAGGATTTAAGATTGAAACACAAATGAACTCAGCCAGCAGTTTTTATAATGGTACTGCACAAAAGATTACACCTAATAAAGTAAATGATGCTTATAGTATGGTTGTAACTTTTAAAGGGAAAACAACTAATGCATCTCAAAATCATATTGACATAACTATGGGTTCTACAAATGGGACACCATATGATAGATTGGCTAAGTCACTTCAGTTTACTAAAACTGCAACTTGGGAAAACTTTTATGAAACATTTTTATTTTATGCAGATGCTGACTTTGTTGCTAATGGTAATCAATGGAAGATATCAGCAACTGGTAACAATAATGTTGAAATTGCAGACATAATTTATTATATTCAAAAAACTTATACAGGCAGTTAATATGGCAACTAAAAAAGATTCTAGGTTAGCAAGTGCTGGAGTTGCTGGTTATAATAAGCCAAAGCGTACTCCCTCACATCCAACTAAGTCACATGTAGTTGTGGCCAAAGAAGGTGATACAGTAAAGACTATTAGATTTGGTCAGCAAGGCGTAAGTGGTGCCGGGGCAAATCCTACCACACCAAAAGACAAGGCTAGACAGAAATCATTCAAGGCTAGACACGCAGCAAATATCAGTAAAGGTAAAATGAGTGCTGCTTATTGGGCAGATAAAGTTAAATGGTAATGGCAAAAGCAAAATCTGTAGCTAAGAAAGCTGCAAAATTTAGATAACTTAAAAAAAAATTATGAAAACTGTAAAAAAAGCACAAATGGGTGTAGAAATGTCTGACACATCAATGATGAAAAAAGGTGGTTCTGTAAAAGCTAAAAAACCTAAAATGAATATGGGTGGAGCAATGAAAGATGTACCTGCTAGTAAAAAAGGATTAGCTAAACTTCCAACAGAAGTAAGAAACAAAATGGGTTACAAAAAGAATGGTGGTTCTACTGATCCTAAGAAGAAGTAATAGTCATGCTTATAAAAATAAAAAAATGAGCCTTATAGAACAGAGATTACAAGAATTAACTAACATTGCCCCAACAGTATCAGTCAAAATGGACATGGAGTGGTTAGGTTCAACATCTAATACTGCTGATTTCCAGATACGTTTAACAAGCACTGGTAAAACAGCAGTTAAATTAAATGCTTTAATTATACGTGGAGTTCATGCTCCAAAGATAACAACAGGAGCAATATCCTGGAAAGCATTAAATAATAATACTGATCCTTTATGGTTAGGTTGGCCTAAAGTAACAACTAACTTACCGTATATTTCAGGACAAAGAAAATTAAATTTTTCTTCTGCAACAAATATCTTTACTAATGAAACAGCTCCTATTATACCAACTGGAGATGGAGTAGTAGTTGGTACTTTTAGGGTTTCAACTACAACATCATGGAATCCAAATACTGACTTTGGTTTTGTATGGGAAATGACATCCGGCGGAGTAGTAGGTTATGTAAATTTTGAAACAAAGTCTTCAACTTCATTACTACCAGTTGGTTTTATGCATTATGGACCAACAACATCTAATTCAATAGGTAAATGTTTAACAGTAACAGCACCAAGTACACAACCTTTAAGTAAATAAAAGTAATGAAAATCAATATTGTACAGGCTTGGGTAAATGATGTTGAAGAGTTTAGGGTTTACCTTAATGAAGAATTGTTGGCTACATTTCCTGATAAAGATAGTGCAACTGCACTAATGAAACAATTAGTAATATTAAAATTAAAACCAGATGAAAGAGATTGATTTAATTAAATTAGGATTTACACGTCATGATGAAACACCTGAGTCAAGTGGATCTGATGAACCATGGTATTATTATGTTAAAGATATAGGTCAGATAAGCTTTTTATCTTGTGATAGTGATTCAGATGAAGCTAAAGCTAATAAGTGGAATGTTGAGCTTCTTGATGGAGATGTTGTTTTTACTAAAGCATCAGAACTTAAAACCGTAATTGCTTTATTAGAAAAAAATAAAATATAAAAATAAATCCATTAAACTTTTTTTATTTAAACTATTAGTATATATTTGTACTATATTGTTTAACTTAAAAAAATAAAAAATGGCACAATCAAAAACCAAAACTCTTTTAGATGAGAAAGAACCTATCTTAACTAAAGAAGAATTAAATGCACGTAGAGAAGAAATTACTGCATTTTACAAAGACAACATTCCACATTTAGAAGTACAAGCTGAGTATGAAATGCTTTTAGCTACTATTGAGAAATCAAGAGCTGAAAGACTTCAAGCACAGATGTATATGGCACAAGCATATGCTTCTCAAAAAGAAGGTGGGCAAGTACCTGTTGATTCAGAAGAAGCAAGAGCTTTCAAAGAAGCAATGGAGAATGCAGCATCTCAAATAGATTAAACTATGAAGATGTTAAAAAGAGGGGATTCTGGGCCAGATGTCCAAACCCTCCAATCCAAACTCTTACTAAAGCAGGATGCACAATTTGGACCTGCTACAGAAAAAGCTGTAATTAGATTCCAACTAGCCAATAATCTGCCAGTTACAGGAATAGTAGATTCAGATATGTGGACATTGTTATTTAACAAAATACCTACAATCCAAGAAGCTATTGATGAAGATACAGATATATTTGGTCAATACTTTAAAACCAATTATGATCAGATAATTCATAAGCATTACCTGTCCCCTAAAGAATATATAAAAGGACCTATTAAAAATGAATACATATTCTTACATCATACAGCAGGGAATAATAACCCATATGCATGTATTGATATGTGGAATAAAGATGATAGAGGTGCTATTGGAACTGAATTTGTTTTAGGTGGTAGAGGTCACCGTAATAGTGATGCTAAATATGATGGTCAAATGGTTCAGGCTTTTCCAACTGGAAACCAAGGTTGGCATTTAGGTTTAACTAAATCAGGTTGGATGAATAGACATTCTGTAGGTTTAGAAATTTGTTGTATGGGACAATTAACTAAAGATTATAAAACCTATGTAGGAACTGTTGCTCACCCAGATGAAGTAACAACATTAAAAGAAGCATTCAAAGGATATTTAAATTGGCATGCATATTCAGAGAAACAAATTAAAGAAACTGAAAAGTGGATTAAGTATGTTGCTGAAAGAGATGGTGTTGATGTAAGGTTGGGTTTAAAACAACTAATACAAAAACATGGTGCTATTAAAGGATTTGAATATAATGAGGATGCAGCTAGTGGAAAAATAAAAGGATTACTAACTCATACCAATGTAAGAAAGGATAAGTTTGATTGTTATCCACATCCTGATTTAGTTGATATGATAATGAGTTTGAAATAATGGCAATAGTAAACAAAGTAGATTTAAAATTACAAGTAGATATTAATGAAACCATTAAGTATCAGATACTTACGTATTGTTTTTTTGAAAATATTTTAATTAGTAATTCAGATCTTAAATGTTTAATGGAATTATCTAAACAACCAAAAATTGAATTAACTAAATTTTGTATATTTTTAACTGAACAAGAAATATTTAAAAGTCCACAATCAGCTAGAAATGCTTTAGCAAAAGCAGAAAAGAAAAAGTTAATAGTTAAAAATGGTATAAATAAAAAGACTATTTCAATTAACAAAAACATTAATGTTCAAATAGATGGTTTGATATTGTTGGACTATAAAATACTAGGCCGTGAATCCCAAGAAGCATAAAGATTTTAAAGCTGGTATAGCTGAAGAAGTTGGTGTGCATCCTCAAGTGGTAGATGATTTTATAACATTTTATTATGGTAAGTTAAGAAAAAAATTATCAGCACTAGAATATCCAAGAATAAATGTAGATGGATTGGGGACATTTTATTTGAGAAAGACTAAATTAGAAAACTCAATTAAAAAGAATAAAAGTACATTGGGTAATTTAACTAAAAGAACATACAATGGTTATGCTCAAAGTGAAAATATACAGAATAACATTGAACAAATGTCTAAAGCATTAGCACAAATGGAAGCTGATATATTAACAAAAAAAGAATTTAAAGCAAAATAAAATTTACAATATGCAGGGAAAATGGAAAAAATATTTAACATTATTTAAAAATGCTAATCAAATAATGGAAGGCATTAAGAATAACATGTTTAAAAAAGAACACGTTGAGGCTGTTGCTACAGATAGATTTCAAATATGCATTAAGTGTTCTTTATTTGATGCTAGTGGAGAACATTGTTTAGCTCCAGGTACACAACCTTGTTGTTCAGATTGTGGATGCAGTCTTGCATTTAAAGTAAGGTCATTATCAACATCTTGTCCTAAAGGTTTTTGGGATTCATTAATGACTGAAGAATTAGAAGAAAAAGTAAATCAACAAATTAAAAATTAATATTATGACAGTATCAGAAATAGTAAAAGATCTTTTAGAACATGAAATGATTAGCATAGAAGCTGCAATAGTTTTGCTAAATGCAGAAATTAAAGCTCATATGTTTGATAAAAAAGATGAAAATGTAAATCAATTATTTCAACCTTATCATGGAGTACCAAATGGAACTACATTAAATCCATACTATGTTTCTACAACAACCAATGATCCCATGACATCAACTGGAGCTAAAGTATCACAAACTTTAACTACAGAGTAATGGCTATTATATTCAAGGAAGATGGACATACCTATGAAAGTATAGAAGATGACAATATCAAATGGTTGAGTGTCACTTCACTTATAGGGATGTTTAAACCCAAATTTGATAAGGAGGGACAAGCAAAAAAATCTGCAAAGAATAAAAATTCTAAGTGGTATGGCATGACTGAAAAAGAAATAATCAGTGCCTGGGATAATGAGACAGAAAGAGCCATTAATCTTGGTAATTTTTATCATGGTCAAAGAGAATCTGATATATTAGATTTCAATACAATTGAACGTAATGGAACAGAACTACCTATAATCAAACCCATTATAAATGAAGAGGGTATAAAATTAGCACCTCAACAAACTTTATCAGCAGGGATGTATCCAGAACACATGGTTTATTTAAAATCAGTGGGTTTATGTGGACAAGCAGATATGGTAGAAGTTGTAGATGGGTATATTAATATTAATGACTATAAGACTAATAAGGAAATTAAAGAAAAAGGATTTACTAATTGGGAAGGTATTACAAATAAAATGTTTAAACCTATTAATCATTTAGATGATTGCAATTTAAACCATTATTCTTTACAACTCAGTATTTATGCGTATATTATTAAAAAGCATAATCCTTCTTTAAAGATAGGAAAACTAACAATACAACATGTAAAGTTTAAACAGATTGGTGAAGATGCAAATGGATACCCAATAAATGAACATTACAATGGAGAACCTATTTTAGATGAAATTAAAATGTATGAAGTTCCTTATTTAAAAGATGAGGTTAATTCATTAATGATGTGGTTAAAAGATAATAAATAAAATTATGGCAACTGTAACAATTACACAAGTGCAATTAGCAAAAGCAACAGAACCTGATGGTAGAGTAACAAGTTATTATTGGAATACTGATACTGTATCACCAATGAGTATAGATCCAACTAGAATTAGTGCAGTAGGTTTTGTTTGGGATAGTATAGCAGAAGTTTTTATACCAGGAATAATTCAAATATATATACAAGGTATTGGTACTATTCTTAGTTCAAATACTTATGAATCAATTGTTTTATTATTGAACCCAATACCAACACCTAGTTAATTATGTTAGTAAGACTATTTGATATCCAGAACAGCAAAGTAATTCCATCAGAACATTGCTATGCTTTACCTTTTTTAAATGCTATTATGGAAACTTATCCTGATACACATTTAAAAATTTATCAGTATATATTTTATATGAGCTGTCCTAATCCAGATATGAATCCTTTTTTTAATCTACCAGAACATGAAAAAGAAGATATCATTATTGAAGAAGTTCAATTAGAAGATTCACCAGAAGATCCTAAAATAATATATGCATTAGACATGTGCTATAAGTTATATGAAACACCTACCTTTAGAGCTTACAAAGGTATTAAGTCAATGCTTGATAGATTAGCTAAGTATATGGAAGTAACTGCTATTGAACATGGTAGAGATGGAAACATAAACTCTATGGTAAATGCAGCATCTAAATTTGAACAAATTAGACAATCATACAAAGGAGCCTTTGTTGATATGAAACAAGAACAAGAAAGTTCTGTACGTGGTGGTGCAGGATTAGCATATGACCAAATATAATAAACCATTAAAATCAAAAAAATGATACAACAAGTAATACCAGTAGGAAAGAAATTATTGATCAAACAAAAAAAAGCTGAGACATATTTTAAAAACACAAATATTATTATACCTGATGCAGCTCAAAAAACAGAACATAAAGGTACTGTAGTAGCTGTAGGTGAAGGCATTACAGAAATTAAAATAGGAGATGAGGTTCAATATAGTGAGCATTGTTTACCAACATCTATGATGCATGATGATGAGCAACACTTACTGATCCATGAAGGTGATGTATTTGCAAAATTCAAATATGTATAGATCCATACCTACATATGAAAATGATTCTTGGACAACTACACAATTTGAAACTAGAGAAGATTTTATTGATTATGTTTTAAATATATTTAATGTTCCTGGTCATTATGAATTTAATGAGCTTTCATTTAAGTTTAATGAGCAGGCTCAAATATTTAATAAACAAGGATTTTATTGTGATAAACCATTTAGGTCTAAAGATTTTACTGACTACTGGGAAGATCAAAAGATTAAATGTAGAGAGGGAGTTATTTATAATGATGGAGATAAAAGCTGGTATTTAACTAGAGATTATTACATGTGGTTAAACTTTCTTCCAATCTTTGACAAAGAAGAAAAGAAGTATGGTTTTGCTAAAGTGCGTGATGCTCAGTATCATATGGCATTATATGAACTACTTGCAGAACTACATTACAAACATTCTGCTATATTAAAGAAACGTCAGATAGCATCTTCATATTTTCATATGGGTAAAATTATTAATACCTATTGGTTTGAGGAAGGAAGTATCTGTAAGATTGGTGCATCACTTAAAGATTTTATAAATGACAAAGGTTCATGGAAGTTTTTAGATGAATACAAAACATTCTTGAATGAGCATACTGCTTGGTACAGACCCAGTAATCCAGAAAAAGTTTTATTGTGGCAACAGCAGATTGAAGTTAAAGTTGGTAATAGAAAAACAGCAAGAGGATTAAAATCAAAAATACAAGGGGGTTCATTTGAAAAGAATGCAACTACTGGAGTAGGGGGACCTTGTTCAATTTTCTTTCATGAGGAAGCTGGAATTGCTCCAAAGATGTCTGAGACATATGAGTACTTGCGTCCTGCCATGTCTTCTGGTATGATTACTACAGGTATGTTTATTGCTGCTGGATCTGTTGGAGATTTAGAACAATGTAATCCTTTAAAAGAAATGATTACTAATCCAGTGGCTAATGATATATATGCTGTTGAAACTGATCTTATTGATGCAGATGGTACAATAGGTATGGCTGGATTGTTTATTCCAGAGCAATGGTCAATGCCTCCTTTTATTGATAACTATGGAAACTCTTTAGTAAAAGAAGCTGAAGTAGCAATCAATGAAGAAAGAGAAAGATGGAAGAATGAATTAAATGGTGAACAGTTCCAATTAAGGATATCTCAGAAACCTTTAAATATTGCAGAAGCATTTGCATATAGAAAAGCATCTGTATTTCCACAAGGCATTCTTAGTAGACAACAAAAAAGAATTGAAGAGAAAGAATACCCTTATGAGCTTATTGAATTAGATAGAGATGAGAAAGGTATTTTTGCTAAAAGAACAAATAAACTTCCAATAAGTAGATTTCCTGTAGACAAAAAACAAGTGGATAAGACAGGAAGTATTGTTGTTTGGGAAAGACCCGTCAAGAGTCCAGAGTTTGGAGCTTATTATGCTTCTATTGACCCTGTATCAGAGGGTAAGACTACTACATCAGATTCCTTGTGTAGTATTTTTGTTTATAAGAATGCAACAGAGGTTACAAGAACTATGATATCTGGTGATGTAGAACAATTTTTAGAGAAAGATAAAATTGTAGCATCATGGTGTGGTAGATTTGATGATATAAATAAAACACATGAAAGATTAGAATTAATTATAGAGTGGTATAATGCCTGGACTATAGTTGAGAATAACATATCCTTGTTTATACAACATATGATTTCTAGAAAGAAACAAAGATACTTAGTTCCTAAACAACAAATTTTATTCTTAAAAGATCTTGGTTCAAACAATACTGTTTATCAAGAATATGGATGGAAGAATACAGGTACATTATTTAAAAGTCATTTAATTTCATATGCAATTGAATTTTTAAGAGAAGTCATAGATGAAGAAACTGATGTTGGTGGTATTGTTACAAATCAAACATTAGGTGTTGAAAGAATACCAGATGGAATGCTAATAAAAGAAATGCTTGCATATTATCCTGGACTTAACGTGGATAGGTTGGTAGCATTTGGAGCTTTAGTTGCTTTTGTAAAGATACAGCAATCCAATAGGGGTTTTTCAAAAAGACGTGAATCAGAAGAGAAATCTTTGGATAATTCAAAAAATTTGTATAAATTAAAGTATAGTCCGTTCAAGAATATTGGACGTAGTGGAAACAATACTGGAAATACAATAAAAAGATCAGGCTTCAAAAATTATAAATAAATTAACTAATTAAAAATTAGAATGAAAGTACTTAATGCAATGCAATTAAAGGCCGGTGCAAAAAAAACAGAAGGGCCTACCTTTTCTAGTTTGACGCAACCTATTCAGTTTTTACCTTACAGTGAAAAAACAGATGATTGGGCTGCATGGAATTTAGACTGGCTAGAAGATCAAGGTGTTCAATTTTTAAAACTTAATGCTAGAAGACTTTTAAAAAATTATAAATTAGCTAAAGGAATTATAGATAAAACAGACTACATAGTTGAACCTGATAATGACTATAAAGATTTAATGGATGTTTTAACTAAAGAAAATGATTCAGCTTTAGAACTTAAATTTTATCCTATCATCCCAAATGTAATTAATGTATTGAGTGGAGAGTTTTCCAAAAGATACAATAAAGTACAGTTCAGAGCAGTTGATGATAGATCATATAATGAAATGCTTGAACAGAAGAGAATGCAAGTTGAAGAATCTTTACTTGCAGATGCTGAAAGAAAGTTAGTAGAAAAGATGATTCAAATGGGGATGGACCCAGCATCTGATGAAGCTAAACAACAACTTGCTCCAGAAAATATTAAAACATTACCTGAGATTGAAGACTTCTTTAGTAAGTCATATAGAAGTTCTGTAGAAGAATGGGCAACTCATCAATTAAATGTTGATGAAGAAAGATTCAAAATGCAAGAGCTTGAAGAAAGAGGCTTTAGAGATATGCTTATTGCTGATAGAGAGTTCTGGCATTTCCGTATGTTAGAAGATGATTATGATATTGAATTATGGAATCCTGTTTTAACATTCTACCAAAAGTCTCCAGATCAAAGATACATTTCTGACTCAGCATATGTTGGTAAAATTGATTTGATGACAGTATCTGATGTAGTAGATAAATATGGATATTTGATGAGCCAAGAACAATTGGAATCATTACAAAGAATTTATCCAGCAAGATCTGCTCAGTATCAAGTTAATGGATATCAAAATGATGGTTCTTACTATGATGCAACAAGATCACATGCTTGGAATACTAATTCACCAAGTTTAGCTTATAGACAATATACAAGTAATTATATGGCAGATCCTGCCAGAGGTGGGGATATCTTAACACAGATTTTAGGTCAAAGTGAAGACTTAGCTTATTTTGGTGATGGTAATTTAATGAGAGTTTCTACAATTTATTGGAAGACTCAAAGAAAGATTGGACATCTTACTAAGATAGAAGCTGATGGTGAAGTAACCCAAGAAATAGTTGATGAAACATTTAAGGTAACAGAAAAAGCTGTTTATGATACATCAATATTTAAAAACAAAACAAAAGATACTTTACTACAAGGAGAACATCTTGATTGGATTTGGATTAATGAAATCTGGGGTGGTGTAAAAGTAGGGCCAAATATACCTGCAATGTGGAGAAGTTCAACAAGTAATGAAATTAATCCTATATACTTAGGTATTAATAGAACTAAACCTGGAAGATTACCATTCCAATTTAAAGGAAACAATTCTTTATATGGATGTAAACTACCTGTAGAAGGTAGAGTATTCTCTGATAGAAATACAAGATCTACATCTCTAGTGGATTTAATGAAAGCATACCAAGTTGGATACAACATGGTTAATAATCAAATTGCTGATATCTTGATTGATGAATTAGGTACTGTAATTATGTTTGATCAGAATGCATTACCACGTCACTCTATGGGAGAAGATTGGGGTAAAAACAATTATGCTAAAGCATACGTAGCAATGAAGGATTTCCAAATGCTTCCTCTTGATACTTCAATTACTAATACAGAAAATGCTGTAAACTTCCAACACTACCAGACTCTAAACATGGAGCAAACAAGTAGATTGATGAGTAGAATACAATTGGCTAATTATTTCAAACAACAATGTTTTGATGCAATAGGTATTAATCCTCAAAGATTGGGTGGTGCTGTATCAGCAGAAACAGCTACTGGCGTAGTAAATGCAATGCAACAATCATATGCTCAAACAGAAATTTATTTTGTACAGCACTCTGATCAGCTTATGCCAAGAGTACATCAAATGAGAACAGACCTAGCCCAGTTCTATTATAGTACTAACCCAAGTGTAAGGTTAAGTTATATTTCTACTGAAGCAGATAAGGTAAACTTTACAATCAATGGTACAGATCTTTTATTAAGAGATTTCAATGTGTTTGCTACAACTAAAACAAATCATAGAGCTATCCTTGAACAGTTAAAGCAAATGGCATTAACTAATAATACTACAGGAGCTAGTATATATGAACTAGGTAACATTGTTAAAGCAGATTCAATTGGTGAAGTAACAGATATCTTAAAAGATGCTGAAACAAGAATAACAGCTCAGAGACAAGAAGAAATGCAACAACAACGTCAAATGCAAGAACAACAGTTACAAGCACAGGCGCAGGAAGCTCAAATGAAAGCTCAAATAGAACAACAGGAAGCAGAGAAAAACAGACAGAATGATATTACTATTGCTGAAATTAGAGCTGCAGGATATGGTGCTGGTGTTGATATAAATGAAAACAAAGTAAATGATTACCAAGATACACTAAAAGATATTCAGCAAACAACTCAATACAGAGAGCAAATGAATATGAAGCGTGAGGAAATGGTAAGTAAATCATCTACAGAAGCTCAGAAACTTCAAGTTGAAAGAGAAAGAATTGCAGCACAAACACAAATAGCACAGACGCAGTTAGATATAGCCATACAGAATAAGAATAAGTATGATACTAATAAACCAAAAGGTAAATAGTTTGCGTTAGCTATATACTGCAAAAAACTTTTCAATATTATCAAATATAATAAGTTTAGTATAGTATAAACTAAATAAAGAATTACTATATTATATATATAAAGTATTAATCATTAAACCAACAATAAGATGAGTACCAAAAACAACACAATGAGTAGTAACGTAGAGACTTTAGATATTGACTTAGATACAATATTCAATGCTGCACCTAGTGGTGCTGACATGACGTTGCCATCTGGGAAAGATACTAAAGCTACAAACAACATTTTTTCAGGAATAAATAAAAAAGCAGATTTTTCATTTGCTGATCCAGATGCAGATGATGCAGATGATTTAACTGATAAAGACAAAACTCCAACATCAACTGGAGATCTTCTTGCAGATGATGAAGAAGAGAACATTGAACCAAAAACAATTAAAGAAGATGGTAAAAGTATTCTTGATAGTTTAGGTGATGATGAAGATGATGAAGAAAAAAAAGAAACTAGAGGTAGAAAACCTATTTCTGGAATTTCTGATGTTTTTTCAAAAATGATTAAAGAAGATAAATTAGTTCCATTTGATGATGAAAAATCTTTTGATGAATATACAGCAAAAGATTGGGAAGAATTAATTGAAGCTAATTTGGAAGAAAAGGCTAATCAAGTAAGACGTGAAACACCTAAACAGTTTTTTGCTAGCTTACCTGAAGAGTTACAAATTGCAGCAAGATATGTGGCAGATGGTGGTACTGACCTAAAAGGTTTGTTTTCCACTTTAGGTCAAGTAGAAGAAACTAAGGATTTAGATATTAAATCTGAAAGAGATCAGGAGATTATTATTAAAGAGTATTTAAGTGCTACTGGTTATGGTACTTCTGATGAGATTGCTGAAGAAATTGAAATTTGGAAAGATCTAGGAAAACTTGAACAACAAGCTTCTAAATTCAAACCAAAGTTGGATAAGATGGCAGAACAAATTGTTATCAGAAAAGTACAAGAGCAACAAATAAAACAAAAACAACAAGAACAAGCATCTAAAGCATATATGCAAAATGTATATGATACTTTAAAAGATGGTAATCTTGGAGATATTAAAGTAGATAGAAAGACTCAGGCAATGTTATATAATGGTTTAGTTCAACCAAGTTATCCTTCAGTAAGTGGAAGAAATACAAATCTATTAGGACACCTATTAGAGAAGTATCAATTTGTAGAACCAAATTATAAATTAATATCAGAAGCATTATGGTTATTGCAAGATCCAGAAGGATATAAAGCAAAGATCATGGATAAAGGAGCTCAACAAAGTATTGAGCAAACAGTAAGAAAACTAAAAACAGAACAGGGTAACCATAGTTCAAGTTCTCTTGGTATTCAAGATAAAGATGAAGAAACAAGAAAACAATCAACTAAAAAATTACCTAGAACCAACAACATTTTCAAACGGATTTAACAATCAAATATATAAACAATTAATTACTAACTAAAAACAATTAAAAATTATGGCAACTCCAGTATTAAATAATGGGATTTTCCTAAGAGACACTAGCTACAAGGCAAGTTCTCATGTTGATTCTTATCACTTGACTCAAATGCTAGGTTCAGCAGAACCTATGGATATGGGACCAGTTGATTTGTGGGCAATGACTCAAAAAGTTGAAATGCCTCTTTATCAAATGGCTTCATTTGGTGGAAAGAATACAATCATGGTGGACAATGCACGTGGTGAGTACAAATGGCAAACTCCTATTGCACAAGATCTTCCCTACATTGTGGCAGACATTGAACCAGGTAACACTACTAAAGGTATTGATGGTACAACATTCAAAATTAAAATTTCTAAAAGAACATTTGGACATGGTGATATCATCACTTATGACAAATACAATGGATTAGAACTTTACATCACAGCTGATGATATCATCCCTGCTGGTGACGGTTTTATTTACACTGTTCAATTAGTAAACAACAACAACACAGCTACCTTAGATAGCAAGTATTTAGCTAAAGGTACTAAATTCTTCAGAAAAGGTTCTGCAAGAGGTGAGTATGGAGAAAGATTCTCTGACATTGAAACAGGTTCTGGTTTCCGTGAGTTCTACAACTTTGTAGGAGGAGCTGAAGCACACGTACACTATTCTATTTCTAGCCGTGCTGATCTTATGATCAAAGGTGGTTTGAATGCAGATGGTACTGTACCTGTAACTGAAATCTGGAGAAACTTTGGTGCTAACAATGATCCAGCTGTACCTAGTATTGAAGGATTAATTGCTAACATGGGTAAAGCTGGTGCAAGAGAAGCATTTGAAAATGGTACTCTTACTAGAACATTTATCACAAACATGGAAGCTGCACACTTATCTAAAATTGCTTCTGACATTGAAACTTACTTAATGTGGGGTAAAGGTGGTAGAATCAAACAAGATGGTCCAGATGATATTAGATTATCTGTGGGATTATGGGCACAGTTGGATAACTCATTCAAAAGAGTTTACAACAAGTCTTCTTTCACACTTGATATGTTTAAATCTGAATTGTATAACTTCTACCAAGGTAAAGTTGAGTTCAAAGGTCCAGATCCACAAAGATCACTTGTTGTTCAAACAGGTATTGGTGGTATGCAATTGATCAACAAAGCTATTGCTGATGAAGTATATGGTTCTGGTTTAGTACAAAATGCTAGTGACATTGGAGCTGTTAAAGGTTCTGGAATGGATCTAGATTATGGATTTGCTTACACTTCATTTACTATTCCTTTCTTAGCTAATGTTAAGTTTGTATTGAACCCTGCGTTTGATAACTTGAATACTAATGATATTGAGAATCCATTAATTGATGGCCGTCCATTAAGTTCTTATAGCTTCATTATCTTTGACGTAACAGATGAAGGAAATGACAACATCCATTTATTGAAATTATCTTGGGATAATCAATTGAAGTGGTTCTACCAAAATGGAACTATGGATTACATGGGAAGAAGTCAAGGTTTTGCATCTACAGGTAACTTTAACGGATACCGTGTAATGATGTCACAAACTATGCCTGCTATTTGGGTTAAAGATCCAACTAAAGTTTTAAAGATTGTTATGAGAAACCCAATCACTGGTGGATCATTCTAATAATCAATAATTAAAAAGGGAGGCAGTGTTAAAGCTCCTCCCTTTTTTAATCTTTAAAATATAAACACAATGGCACTAGATATAAAAAAAGCAAATAAAACATATGAGTTTTCAAACTTAAATGTTTCTGAAATTATTGCTTCAAAAGCTGTAGGTAAAGATATATTGGTTAGAAATTATGCAGATAATGCTGCAGCAAAAGCAGCAGGATTAGCTAAAGGAGACTTTTATCATACAACAGGAGCAGTAAAAATTGTTTATTAAGTCAAATAAACTAGAGTAAGAATAAAAACCTTACTTTAGAAATATTAATAATAATAAATTGTACATAATTATGTACTTTTGACAGATGAAAACAATTATTAAATTTTAAAAAAAAACCAAATTATGAATGATTACACAATTGTAGAAAAGTATCAGCAAACAAAAAATCAATCAATTGCTATACGCCCTTATTTTAACTCTTTAAAAGAGAACATGGGTTTAGAGCATTATGGATTAGCTTTGCATGATGGAGTATTTCATGAAGAAACATTAGCTTGTTTAGAAATGAATGGAGTTAAACGTTATGTTACAGGATTAAATGAATTTGCTCCTGAAGTAAAAATGTTACCTGCAAAAGAAAAAGCAGCAAAAGCAAAAGAAATTAGAAAAGTTGTTGCTCAATTAGAAGCTGAACTAGCATCTAATGTTGTTGATGTAGAAGATAAAGAATTTTGGAATAAGCTTACAGTAATGAAACCTGATAATTCAAAATTTTGGGATAAGATTAGTTTGAGATGTGGTAATGATCCTGTGTTTTTAGACCCAGATAAAGATCCTTATGACTTAATTAAATTACATGCTATTCATGCAGGAGGTTTTTCTATTGTTGCAAAATCATTAAGAGAAGCAAGAGAATCAGGTAATCCACCTAAATTCTATCTTGATACAATGGAAGAAACATTAAGTACTAGAACAGAACTTAGCAAATTAAAAAATAAAGCATTAGTTGAACTACAAAAAATGTATGATTCAAATGCTTCAAAATTAATGTATGTTGCTAAAATCTGTGATGCTGATAGTGTACAGTATGTTAAAAATACACCTAATGATATTCTTTATGAAAACATGGATGAGTATATTCATGGTAATGGGGCTGAATCTTCTAAGAAAAGAGCAGCTACACAATTCTTAGAAGTATCTTTGTTATCAATGGAAGAATTAAAAATAAGAGCTTTAATTAAAGACTCTTTATATTATAGATTTATTACTACTAAAGCTGGTGGTTGGATTGAACCAATTGACAGTGGAATTAGATTAGGTAAATCACCATCTGAATGTTTGGAATTTTTAAAGAATCCAGAGAATGAAGAAACATTGATGTCATTACTTAATAAAGTAGAGCCATACTGGAACTCCTAATATATGAAAAATGGATAATAATACACTCTTAATTAAATTAAAGCAAAGACTAAATAAATTAGACAGCCAAGACTATGATAACATAGAATGTTGGCAGTTTGTTGAAGCATTTAATAAAGTACAACTAGACTGGTGTAGAAGAAATTTACACGGTGGAAATATGTATAAAGAGGGTGATGAATTATCTAAAAGAAGGATTGATGATTTACAACCTTTGTTAAGAGAATTATCTTTAACAGGAATTGTAACTGAAAACTATTTTGAATCAACTAACTTTCCAGTAAATACTTATTTAGAATATAAAAGAATAAGTACTGATGCTACAAATGAATGTTGTCCAGATCCTAGATCAATGACTGTATATTTAGCTGAAGAAGCTAATGTTTCTCTTTTACTAAGAGATCCATTGAAGAATCCAGACTTTGAGTGGGGAGAAACATTTTGTACTATGTTAGGTAACAAAATTAGAATCTATAGAAAACCAGATTTTAATATTGTAAATCCTGTATTGACATATTATCAGAAACCAGTGTATATTCAAATACAAGGATGTGTGGATCCATATACTGGAATTGTTAGTGTAGCTAACATACCCTGTCAATTTAAAGATGATGTTGTTGAAGTATTATTAGATGACACAGCTTCACTTATTGCAGGAGATATAGAAAACATTTATCAACAACAAAGGGGCCAAGGTTCTGCTGAAAGAAATAATTAATCATGGAAAATAAAATAAGATCTTTAAAGATAAATACTCAAGTAACTAAAACAATTAGTAGACCATCTGCAAAAGTTGAAGAAAAAGAAGAAGAAAAAGAAGAATATATTATAGCTAAACCTGTACCAGATACTGGTGTTGGTGGAAGTTCTTTAGATACTATGACTGCTAATTTAGCAACTGAAATGATGAATGCTGCAATCAGTTTTCATAAACTTCATTTAAAAGTTAATGGAGAAGGTTCTTATGCAGCACATATAGCTTTGGGTGGTTTTTATGAAGGTCTACATGATCATGCTGATACTTTAGTGGAAGGATATCAAGGTGTGTCTGAAAAACTTTTGTCATACAAAGATTCACCAATTAGAACATTAGATACTGTAGCAGATGCTGTTGGATATTTAAGAGATTTATACAATACTGTTAATAAATTACAGGGTATGATGCCTTATTCAGAGATTGTAAATAACTTGGATCTTGTAAAAGATTCAATTAATACAGCAAAATATAAATTAATTTTCTTATCATAGTTGGAAATTAAAAACTTTTACTTATATTGTAAGTGTACAGAAAGTACAAAATATATATTTATAAACAAAAAAAACAAAAATTATGGCTTATTTTAATCATGCGTTTTACAAAACGTTTGTTGCTACTTCCACACAGGCTTCTAGTGGAACTGCAACCTCAGCATTAACTGCTGGTCAGCTTGGTATTGTTACTGATGCAACATGGCAAACAATTGCTATTGCTGGTGGTACTTTACCTGCTAACTCATTAGCTTATCTTGTACAAGGTAGCTATTACACTAAAGATACTATTGGAAACAATCCAGGTAACGGTGGTTACAAGGA